GTGGCTTCAACGGCATCTACACCAACATGACCTTTGAATGGTCTGTGATCAATACGGGCTCCGGCACCTGCACCATCGGTGCGGGCACTGGTCACACCATTGTTGGTAGCACCACTGTTGCGGCTGGCGCATCTGGTCGCTTTGCCTCACGGCGTACAGCAGCGAATACGTTCGTGACCTATCGCTTGAGTTAGTAGTTTTACTCACTAAAAAAAACAAGGGGCGGCATTCCACCGTCCCTTTTCTTTTTCATCGCTTAAACTAACTAAGACTAATTGATTGATCATGGCCACTGAATTCACTTGGAACATCGCTCAGATGGAGCGAGCCCTTTCTGACGGAATCGTCATGACTGTTCACTACACCATTGAAGCTTTTGACGGCACTTATCGTTCGTCTGCATATGGCAGTCTCGGGCTTGAAGCTCCCGATGAAGATGAAATGATTCCCTACGCGGATCTTACGCCTGAAATTGTCATTGATTGGGTGAAGGAAAAGTTTGGCGAGGAGAAGGTGCAAGAAATTTGCGATGCTCTCCAGGCTCAAATTGATCAGCAGAAAACTCCCACCACTGGCACTGGTCTGCCTTGGGCTAGCTAAGCTTTTGTTTTCATCGTCCTTCCATGGCGGCAAAATCAAAGATTGGCATCAGCGGGCAAAAGTTGTTCACGCCTGGCAAACCTAAAAAATCTGCTCAAGGGCAAGGTAAAAACAGCAAACCAAGCCATGGCCGCAAGAAAATGCGGGGACAAGGCAAATAAAGAATGGGGCCGAAAGGCCCTTTCTTTTTGCTCCTACAATAAAAGAAAGGCAGAATTGTCATGGGACAAATTATTGCGGGCGGCGAACAGTTTGAAACTCATATTGAAGCAGATTATCGTGGAAAGATTTTACAAAAAGGCCCGGATAGTGGAGCTGTCGATGCTTTTGGAAGGCAGCGGACAAGCGCTCCTTATACGCTTTTTGATAGCACAATGCGCTATGACAAACGTCCTGATCAATGGTTTGACATTATTGTTGGTAGTGGCACTTCTACGTTCCTAACGCATCAAAGCAGTGTGGCCATGAGCACAACCACTGCATCGGGGGATGCTGTTCTTCGTCGTACTAAACAAAACTTCCCATATCAAGCAGGTAAAAGCATGATGCTTTTGCAAAGTTTTGTAGGCGCTCCGCTTGCTTCTGGTCTCATTCAAGAAGTGGGAATTTTTAATGATCAAAATGGCGTAATGGTGCGCGCTAGTGGCACGAGCGTACAGTTTGTTATCAGAAGCTATGCCTCAGGCACTATTAATGAAGAAGTGGTAAATCAAAGCGATTGGAATATTGACACGCTTTCCTCTCTTGATTTTGCTAAGGCACAAATTTTTACTGCGGATTTAGAGTGGCTTGGCGTGGGGCGTGTTAGGTGTGGCTTTGTTGTTGACGGAGAAATAGTTTATTGTCATGAGTTTGAACATTTTAATGCGCTAAACAGTGTCTATATGACAACGGCTATTCTGCCATTGTCCTATCGCATTCATAATGCCACCGCCCAAGCTTCCTCTGCAACGATGAAGCACGTGTGTTGCAGCCTTTTGAGCGAGGGTGGCTATGAGCCAGACGGTGCCATTTATTCAGTTGGGCACGATCTTTCAACTGTATCTAATGCTTCTGGCGAGCGCATTACTGCTGGCATTCGCATGGCAAGTGGACGCACTGGCAATGTCATTCTTCCCGTGAGGATTTCTACTACCACTGCTTCTAGCGACGTAGTGTTGTGGCGACTACGGCTAAATCCTACGCTTTCTGGCGTAACTTGGAGCGCTGCCAACAATGGCAGGGGAAATGTGGAAGTGACGACCAGTGGCACTGCTTCTGGAGGCACCGTGATTGACTCAGGCTTTGTCAGCCAAGGCAGTGCTAATAACTATGCAGTGGCAGAAGCTATTCGCTTAGCGCTAGGGCAAAACGCCTCTGGCGTTAGCGACACTTTGATTCTTACTGTGGACAGCAGCTTAAGCGCCAAGGCTTTAGGCATGATTGGCTGGGTGGAAGTAGTTTGACCAGTTAAACTAAGGAGTCTTGCCTTTCCTTCAATGGATGCTTTTAAGGACCAGTGGTATAAACAGCAAGTAGATCACATCTCTGATGCTCTTCAAGAGCTTCTCACTGATGATGATCCCTCCATTGCAATTAAAGGGCTAAATGATGCTATTGCTAGTTGGGAAGATTATTACGAGAAAGAGCTTGCTAAATGGAAGCGCCTTAGGGCGCTTCTGCTAAATTAACCTTCCTGCCAGACCGAACAAAAGATTTTTCCTTTTTTGTAAAGAGGAAGAATCTTGTCACGAAGATCAATATTTTTTAGGCGAAGGCATCCATGAGTAGGGACAAGTGGCTGGTTTGGTGCCCACGCGCCTGGCCAGCCATTAGCACTGCCACCACCGTGGCAGGCGATACCAGCCCTTCCATTATTGCGTTCTTGACCTTCTAAGTCAATCATGTCAAAGGTGTACCAACCATACGCCATTAGAGTGCGATCATAGGCAGGCTCATTCCCCACTCGTTCGTAGTCTTTATACACATCTCCAAATAGGTAGACCCCTGGAGGACAATCACTATTTTGGATGCGCCATTCAAAGTCACTATATTGCCCACGAGCAAGGCAAGGGATTTCCCACAATAGTTTTCCTTCATAGGAAAAAGCTTTCATGGTTTCCACTGCATCGTTCACAACCAAATGCGAATCGCCAGGCTTAAAGCCAAAGTCTTGAGGACGCTTCTTGGGGCCAATCATAGTAAATTGCGTGGTTTCTGGGGCATATTCTTTCATGAGTTTAGAAAGCTTTGCAGGATAATCGGGATCCGTTGCATAGCTTTGCTCTTTTAGCATGCGTGCTGCTGCATACCGATTTGGTGCATTGTTAACGCCCTTAAATTGACGATAGTCTTTATACCAACGCGTGATTAAGTATTCGATGCAAGCAGAAAGACTTGGGAAGTCAAGAAAGCCTGCCTTAATCGTCACCCATTGACCATCGTACCACTCTTGAGTGGTAGTCCTAGTGCCATCACCTTTGAGCCCTAAGTAGTTATGAGTGCCAGATGTGTGTTGTCCAAAGCCACTTTCTAAGCAACATTGAGCTGCTACTAGCTCAGGAAAACGTGCGCCATGCCTGCGGGCGATAGTGTAGCAAGTGTCCCAGAATGCCTTGTTGGAAGCCGTCATGGCTTCAGTCCTTCACGCGGAAGACTGCCTTAAGGGCAGTCATAATCAATTGCAGAATGTTATTTTCTTTATAAGGAGTACGCTCGATAATTTGATCGGCAGCAGCAACAAGAATGCCACCAACTACGAACCATTCGACACCGCTCATAGCTTTCTCCTAAGAGATGTTCTTATAGCCTAGCGTTCAATCTCAAGACTGCGCACCCTTGTTTCAATGTCACTCATCTTATCTGTTAAAGCACTAAGCTTTTCCGTAATACTTTCAATTTGCACTGCAACTTTAGCCTGCTGATTGCCGACAGTAATAAGCATAGCTCCCGTAGAAAGAAGCATGCCAGCCGTGATAGTGGCCACAAAATTGGCCATGCCTTCTTTAAATGGTTCCATGGAGATTCCCGCAATTTTTATATTAGCTAATGCACATTATTCGCTTGAGGCCCGTTAGATTATTTCCAGAAAAAGTAAATAGTGCCATGCCAAGAGCGAATGGTCCCGATGAGCTGCTTTATTCTCTCATTGAACTTCGCCCTGGGGACGCAAGACGTAGGTTTCGCAAGAGTATTTTTGAGGACTATCCGCTGCGAGGACCACTTGGGCAATGTGCCTGTGCATATTGTGGGCGATGGGATCAAAAGCTGACTATTGATCACATTGTGCCAAAGAGCAAGGGTGGGCCTCATTTCGCAAAATATAATTTAGTGCCAAGTTGTCAGTCTTGTAATCTTTTAAAAGGAGCTGAGCCTATTTTTGAATGGTGGCGTCCACAGCGTTTCTGGACTGAGAAGCGAGAAGAGCTTCTTCTTGCATGGGTGCATCATAATAGCTTTGTTAGCGCCCACACTTCTTTGCAGGATATTGAAGCATTCGCGGAGGAGCGTGATTATTACATTCCACCGTCAAAAGAAGAAGCCCCCATTTCTGGGGGCTTTTGTTATACAGAATGGCAGGCAGCTTAGGCTTTATCTACGGGATCAAATAGCACTTGCTTACCAGGAAGATCGTAGCGAATGCCTGGTATTGGACAGAAGCCATCCTTACAGCCATTGTCCACATTGTTTTCAATGGCAGCTAGAGCTTCACGCTCTTGATCAGTTTCAAGCGCAAAAATAAGCTGATTGAGATACCACTTGGCTTTCTCTAAATCTTCTAGGCCATTCTTGCTTTCATAGCGCCAAACGTATTTCAACACATTACCTTTACAAAAGCCGCGATAGGCTTCAGTGCTCATGCTGGCTTCAATGCCTTCAATGGCTTCAATGCCACCAAATGCATAGTGCTTGGGGCGTTCCACTGGATGGAAAGCTTCAGGAGCTTGTTCAAAAGGCATTGCCATTTTCCTCGAATGCTTGAAAGGCTTCTTTAAAGAGAGGGCGAGCCAATGTGGCCAGTGCTTGAGCGTAGCATTGAATTTCGCCCTGTGCATCTGGCTTGTCGCGCAATGACAAGAAATGCAGAAGAGCCTGCAAGCTGCAGGTCCACGTGAAGCTTGTGTACGTTGACATAGGCATAATTCCACGAGCCTGCTCCTTGCTCACGCCTAGCGTCAGAAGAGCCCTGTAAGCCTGCTTAGCCTGCTCTAGCGCCTTGGCGTATTCGATCATCGCCATTTTGTTCATAGAGGGCTCTAGAGGGCCAGCAGAAGCTTGTTTGTTGCTGGCGCTTTGCTGCCTAAATTCACGAGGCATGTAGTAAGTGTCATCATCGGCTTCGCAATAGCGAAAGCTTTTTTCATTCCAGCCGAGTTGGTCATTGGCATACGTGCCACCAATAACATGCTTCCACCATTGACGAGCAATAAACAGCGGAGCTTTTACTTGCCATTTTGTGACAACGCCCCTAAAGGGACTGGTGTGCTGATGCTTCACCAAATAGTTAAGAAGCTTTTGATCCTTATCAGTCCACTCAGTAGAGGCTTGATCGAAAGACTGCCGCGCATCACAAACAATGTCAAGCGAAGTTCCCATCCAATCGATGAGCCTGACAAAGCTAATACCGTCACAGAGGGGATCAATGATCTGAAGGGGAGAAGATGTCATTTGTTGTTGTAATTAGTGGGCCAAATAAGCATGCGAATAGTGATGACAATTAGCACCCACTGCCAAAAGCCAAGGATGAATCCTGGAAAAATCCAGCCCACGCAAATGCTTAATAGCCATGAACGCAGGCAAATAAAGCCAAAGGCAACAAGGATTTCAGCGATGACTTTGCTGACCACCTTGAGCGAATCGTCTTGTGTTGGAGATAAAGTCATGAATCAAGAGGAAGGGGCGAAGCCTCTGGAAGCCAATGATAGGCGCCACCTTGGTTTCAGCGTGCCAAACAATGCGAGCTTTGCTTTGTCCTCCATCTTTCACGATGGCGGCAATGGTGCCCAAAAGGCTCGTGGGCATCCATCCCGCAGCAGTGGGCTGCACGTAGACGACGGTTTGCCCAACTTCCCAAGAAAAAGACCTTGGCGTTTTCGGGAGGGCTCTGAAGGAAGCCGTACCAAGCTTTTCGGCTTTCCTTCCATCGTCCACTGCGTAAACAAACTGCCTGCCATTTCGCTGCATCGCTAGGCTAAAGCAAACGACGGGAGCCCTATGTCAAGAATGTTTTCCATTCCAGTAGCATTAAGCTACAACGGACGTGATTACATTACTGCCATGGGGCCTTTTGAACGGAGCATGGAAAGGGACTTTGCCCTGATTGCAAATAAAAAGGCTTTAGACGAATGTAACGATATTGAAAAAGTAAAGGAAGTGGCATGGAACATGATGCAGGGCTGGAGTAACATGCAAGATGCCACTGCTTCGCTTGTCATGGAAAATCTTGAACTGCGTCAGGCCATGCAAATTCAGCAAATGGATCTTGAAGCAGCAGATGCTTTGCTTGGAGAAGCCGGTGAAGCCATTAAGGCATTCTCAGAACAGCAGCAATCTTCTCAAGCCAGGCGATTTCTTTGGCCGTTTGGGAAGTAAGCTATTTTTGTAGTAGGCGATGACGAATGTGTTGAGCGATTTGCTGTAGCACTGCTTGGTCTGTTGCCGTTTCTGAAACGAGGAGAAACACTTGCCAATCAGAGAATTGCGCAAGATTGAACTTTCTGGCATCTCTGGCATAGCCTGATGCTTGAACATGGCGTCCGCGATTCCATGTTCCTCCCTGCACTTCGACAATGATTTTTGCTTCAATGTGAGCAAAGTCAGCTCGATAGCGTTTGCTGCGTTTGCTTTTGGCGTAGCGCTGTTGGAAGTCTTGCTCCCATGATTCAATAGCTGAATATTCGCGCTCAAGAGAAAGGTCTGGCGCAATGAGCAGCCATGCTTTAAGGAAGTTGTCTTCAAGAGCGCTCATAGGCAAATATTAACGCGCTTCTCGCGCCCGTGGCTTACCCTTGCCTTTAACGCCTCATCCAAGCACGCAGCACCAAACCTCTGGCCCAGTAATTGCATTCCTCATGCCCCTGGCTTTCCTGGGCGAACACTGCCCCAGCGAACCGTTCCGAACCCCGCCTCGCCACTGACCTCAATGCGCACTTCTCGTGCCCGTAAACTACCTTGCTACACCATTGCCCACCCCGCGATGCCGAAACCCGCCGAGCAAAAACAGCTTAGCAAGACTTTGAGTTAAACGGTTGCAAAAGCTGGGCGACTGCCTTGATTCTGATACTTGCCTTCGCCGTAAGCCTTCGCAGCTTCACTTTCCATCTGCAAAAACATTACTTGGACAATGCCTTCATTGGCATAAATGCGAACTGGAAAAGCCAGGGGGTTGATAATACAAATAGTAAGATGACCAGACCAGCCAGGCTCAATTGGGCAGACGTTAAGAATGGTCCCTTGACGTGCATACGTTGACTTCCCGTCTGTGATGCCCATCACATTGTTGGGCATCGAGATGCGTTCAAGGCTAACGCCAAGCGCGTAGGAAAAGGGAGGAAGTACGAAAAACGTGCTGCCGTTTTCTTGAAGAGGCTTTTGCTCCTCCATTAGCTCCGTGTCGAAATCCTTCACGTCAAGAGGCAAGTCCTTGCTGACGCTGTTGTCGATGACCATAAAACCTTCCGGGGAAAGGCGCAGGTCGTATCCAGCATGAGACAGGCCATAAGACAATGCTTTCGTGCCATTGTCCAGCTCGCGACGCTTCTCTCCAGTGAAAGGAAAGATAATATCGTTTTCAGCGAGAATGCTAATTTGCTTGTCGTTGAGAAGCATGAAAGAAAAGGGGCGTTGCCGCCCCCAAGAAACAACGATGAAAAAACGTTACTTAACGCGTCCTGATTCAGAAATAGGCAGAGGAACAAGACCATCAGTGGGGATGTACACAACAGTCTTTTCACCTTGCTTGCCCTCCTGATCTTGAAGCCCTGTGATATACAGATACTTCAAATACTCAGGATTACCTTTAAGGCTATCGCCAATGATTTTATTGGCTTTAGCCACGCCTTCGGCGCGTGCTACTTCAGCATCAGCTTCTAAAACTGCTGCTTCTTTTTTGGCTTTAGCTTCATACACCCTCACTTGGCGAGTGGATTCAGCTTCCTGCAGCATCGCTTTGCCGTTTTGCGTTTTGCTATAGATGTTGTATTGAGGCCCAATCCAGAAGAGACTGGCAAGACCAAACAATGCAACAACCAAGACGAGAACAACTTCGGCTGAACCGTTGTCTTTCCGCATTGCTCAGGCTCAGAACAGATCGTCGTTAGACGAAGACGATGCGAAGCTGCTGCCTGCACTTTCGCCGTTCTGCCAGAAGGAAGAATAAGCTTTAGG